GGAAGTAAACCCTGTGCCAAGGCAACCTATTGAACCTCCAGCTATCATCCCGTCTCCACCAGAAGAAGCCCTTGTTAAACTTGATGAAGTCATCGAGCATCATGTTGACGTTCGACCTAAAATCCTTCCACCGCTTCAACATCTTATCGAACTCAACGGTCATCACAGAAGAAGCCTCCCCCGCATCCAGACCCTCGGCCTCGTCAACCGTCGTCGTCACCTCAAAGAAGTGCTTAGTCGAGTTAAACAGATCATAATAAGGCGTCTTCGCGGAGTCCTTCCGACTCGCCCCATCGAGCGTATTGAAGTTGGCCCTCCAGTTCTGCCCATCCTTCGCCCGGCTACTCCGATTATACGGAGGATTCCCGTTGAACATCCCCTCCACAACCGCAGCCTTAGCCAGCCGCCCTCGTCCCGCCTCTTCCCACAGTCCGAACCAAGTCTGCGCTTGCAAACAAGTCTCGATCCTCGGCTTAAGCGGTTTACCGTCAACTATCAGTGTCTCATTATCAGCCATCTAAGTTCCTAGTTCTCTCTCACCCGTGCAGCAAGCTGCGTTAAATCTATTCTTTCAACCAGCAATGCCCAGGAAGCTCTTTCGAGACATACCCAGGCATATTCTTAACAAGTATCTCTTTCGCGACCTTCACCTTGACGCTCAACATGCATCCACACGGACGACAACTCTTCAGCTGCCCATCCTCTGGTATCGCAAACGGCACCAGCCTCTCCAGTATCTGGTTCTTCGCCGCCATGTTACAGCTCGAACACCCAGTCGGCTCCTGGTTCTCCACACAGCCTATACAAATCTTAGCCCTCCTACTCGCCTCCTCCGGCTCAACGGTGCCTTTCCCCATAACCCTCTGCATGAGCCAGCTCCCTATCGTCTTCGTCCCAGAAATGACCTCATGGATCGTCCGCTTTCTAGCACTCATAACCGGTTTTAACTCAGGCCCCTGCCCACTACAATATACGGGCACCTCATCACAGATCCGCTGCTCAATCAACGAGTCCAGCCCCACGATCTCCGGCAGCTCATTCACCTTCAAATGCTTGTTAACATTCGTGATCAGCTCACCCATCGTCGTCCCCTGAAGCCTCACCCCAGTCTCATCGACAGTGAACCTCCACCCTCCCGGCGGAGCCTGACTCTTATTAGGAAAGAACCTCAATTTCTCGTCACTCATACAGCTGCGTAACTCTTAACTTCAAGTCTTCCCGCCTTCTCCACTTGAGCCTCTAGATCTATATTCTTCTTTGCCATAGCTCTCCCGGACTCCTCCGACTCAGCATAAAAGATATGTTGATAGCCTCGCCCAACAATCCCGTAAATTCTCCACACGCCTCCCGAACCCTGGCACGACTGCATCACCACATGCACTTGCATATAATCGAACTCGATACACCTACCCACACTCACCTAGCCGCCTCCTTCTCTTGAAACTCTTTCCACCTAGCCGCCTCATCCTTGCTGAACCTAACTCTTTGGTCTTCCTTGTCGTTGAAATCTGCCTGTATGTTCTCCCGACTTCGATGGAGCTGCTTGATACTAGCCTTAACGATGTCTACACCTTCTAGGAGCCCTTTTGAATAGACTGAGTGCTCTAGTGTCGAACCAGGCATCGTAAAGATATGCCAAGACCCGTCACCTCGCTTACAGCACCGGATCTCTTGGCTCTGAAACTCCTCTGCGTGATCGTCCCAAATAGACATCTAGCTCTCGTCCTCCACCGGATGCTTCGGGAACATCTTCGCGATCTCCTCCTCAACCAGCTTCACGAGCGTCCCATCGACCTTAGCCTCCATCTCCCCTAGAACCTGCCCCTTCGACTTCACGACCGTAGTCAATCCATCCTGAAGGCTCACCAGCTGCATATCGTTCACCCAGTCCGTCACCAGATCCATCTCATCATCCGTCGCGGTCATCGCCTCGCACTTAGCGAGAGCCACCTTCACGCTCTTCGGAGCAATCGTCCACATCGTAGCCTGCAAGAACCTCTGAGCATTGGCCATAACGACCTCGACATGCTTCATAATCCCGCCTGTCGTCTGCTGCTTACGGATGTTCTGACTCAGCTCCTCCTTCTCATGCCCCTGCATCTCCTGCGAGCCCACCTTCGTGAACGCTTGCTTCCCGTCAATCGAGAAAGGGAGAACAAGTTCTCTGTCGTCATCAATCTGCTTAGTCCGTTTCTCTACTGACACGTTTGATGCACCTGCCTGACGCTTTTTACTACTCACAGCACCACTATAAGCTCCATCTAGCCCCCGTCAAGACACCTTAACGGCACTTTTCCCGGGATTAAGCACCCAAGTGACCCCCTTAGCACTCTTTTTACCCCTAGAAACGACCTCTGGGAAGTTCAAAGCGGCATCCCTGAGCTTATAACCCAGCTTTTTAACGTCATTCCCGAACTCAAACGCCCCGTCCACGTCCTCCAACTGCAAAAGCTGCTCTGCAATCTCCTTCGCCGCGACACTTATCGGTCTCTTAACCCCTCTCAACTCCATCAGCGTCTCCAGCACACCGACCAGCTTCGCAACATCCCCTCCCTCGCTCGAAATCGCAGCAATATCGGGGTGCCACCAGCTATCCATCCCATACCTAGTGCAGATCGAGTCCGGTTGCTTCAAGAAGTTACCCTTCCGGTCGTAGTGATTCACCCTAGTCAAGAGCCACTCTGGAATCTTGTAAACATTCTTCAGATAGTGGATCAAAGCAGGCAACTCCTTCTCCATCATCCTCTCGAAGTTCTCCTTACTCGCATCGAGATGCTTCCATCCGTCCATAGGGAACCCAGTATTCGAAAAGTAGGTGAAAACGAACTTGTCCTCATACCCATTCTCCCTCGGCGGCACCATAGCGTAGTTATGAGTCTGAGCATTGATACTCGCCAGCAAGAACCTGATCGGATCAGCCATGAAACCGTTCTGATAGAGCCCCCGCACCCTCTGGTCCCTGGACATAAGCAGATTCTTGACTCTATCAAAGAACGTCCTCTGCTTCTTCATGTCAAAACTCGGCCTATCCTCAAAACTCAGCAGCGCGTTCTCAGCCAGTTCAAGATTGAACTCCGTCCTCCCAATCAGAAAGTCATACGGATCAGCAATCGTCCCGCCCAGCAACCTCTTACAGATCTCTTGAAAAAGGCTCTTGCCTGTCCCACTCGGTCCCACTAGGATCATCATCTGAAGCGGCGAGTGCAGTCCCTCGGACCACTTCTGGTAAGCCAGCTTCATCCAACTCAACAGCACGTCTCTCTGCTCTGGACTATCCTTAGCTACAGTCTCGAAGTATTTGTCAAAGAAAGGCATGACGCCCTCCTTCGGCTGCACCACGACCCTCTCCCTAGTCACCAGTATCTTCCTCCCGTTGATCAGGTGGACTCCCGAACTATAGCCACTCAACTGGCACACTCCGCTGATCAAGTTCTCCCGCCTGACCTTGCACATCGCCCTCCTAGCCTGGTCCAGGTTAGCGTAGACTGCCCCATCCGTCCTCAGCCTCGGATCGAACTTCAGCATATCGAGAAACATCTGCCGGTTGCACTGGGTCCAGTGAACTCCATCCTGAACCCAGAAGGTTTTATCGGTCGGATTGTAGTAGGCTGTAAAATCTAGAACTATATCTTTCATCGACTGAACCCTAGCACTCGTGAGTGACAAGTCAACAACTAGTCAGTTAATAGTCATCAAACGATCGTCATTTCATCGTCATCGCCTCTTGTCATTTTCCTCCCCAGCCCCTGATAGCAAGGGTTTCATACGTTTCTAGTGACAAGTGACGATGTTTTCGCGAACCTTTTGTATATAGCTCTCTTCTCCCCTCTCTCTATCCTTATTTACTTAAATTTATGAAAAAAAGAGTCACACTTATCACAGAGGGGGAGCGATCCCTTGCTACGAGCGGCGATTCTGCGCTGACAAGTCCTCAAAATCCTCGTCAATCCTAGTCAACATCGTCACGACAACGACTCAGCCCTCTCTACCAGACCTCCTGCTCGCCCCACCCTCCGCTACTCTCGTCCACCGTCTCCACCTCTCCACTCCTCCTGACTAGGTCGTTTAGGGCCTCCACGTTCCTTCTAACGGCCTTTCGCGTCATCGGGCTAACTCCCCTCACCCTAGCAACGTCAATGACCACAGCGACAGCGTCAGCGTCATCTGGGCTATACCCGATCTTGACCTTCATATCTTTCTTCGTCTCCACCGAGTATTTCTTCCCCACCATCCGATACTCTCTCGAGCAGAACTCTTTCACATCCTGCACCGTCAACCCCTTCAACTGCCCCGAGGTCGTAAACTCTCTCACCATCCACCACAGTTCCGTGACCTTCCGATCAAATATCTCCCTACAACTCCTCGTATCCTCCTCCGAGAAACTCATATCACTCGGCAGTCCCCCGAACTCCACCTTATGATACCCGCTGCCCCAGGTCTGACTCAGCGCATACGCCACTCCCCTCCCTGTTCCCGTGGCATCGAGTCCAAAGTCCTCAATCTTCACGCCCCTCTTCGTACACGCTGCCTGCACCTGCATCGCTATCTGCCCCTCGATCTCCACATCACTCCCAGGATCGATCCTCATCTCCAACCTCTCCCTCAGCTGCACGACCTTCCTCCCGGCGAAGCTCCCGACTCCACTTTCTCCCTCAACATCCCCCACCTCCGCGAATCTCAGGATACATTTGTCCCCCCCAAACGCCGGGTCTAGCCCCGCTATCATCCGCTTTTCGCTGTAAAAAATAAACTCCCCTCTTCCGTCATGCCGCTCCACCAGTTGCTCGCTCATCACAGTGTTCAGCGTCCCGTCCGGTGCTTGAATCCCCCGGTCCTGCGACCAGTAACTCAGCGTGTTCAGCCGATCCGCATGATTCGCGGCTAGCCAGTCCCCGAACGTAAAGATAAACGGCCACGGATCTCGCCAGTCCGAGTCTTCCTCATCTCCCCTTACCCCCGCTTTTATCGCCGCTGCCACATTCGGACTATCTCTCCCATCGAACCTCACACAGATCCCCGGCTCCAGCTGCCACTCCTGCACCCCCTTAGTCTTCCACTCCAGATCCTCTAGCCCCACGCTCTTCCACCCATTCTCCGGCTCACTAGCCCGTCCACTCCCCGTAAGCCTCCCCATCGGGTTCTCTATAATGATGATCGTCAGATCAAGGCAACCTTTCCTCAGATTCGCAATCGTCGCATAGATCGCCTCCGGCGTAGCCTGCCCCTCATCGATAACGAGCAAGATTCTCTCCTCATGCTGCCCCGACAGTTTCGCCACTGCCGCCGTCGTCTCTCCACTAGCCACAGCTAACGCCGCTATCGAGTGCTTGTCATCGCCCTTAACCATCTGCAAGGCCGGTTTGCTGTTGACCATATGCCCTCCGAACTCCCCGACCTCCCCGGTAGAGCTATTGACCACTCCACCCTTCGAGAACTTCTGAATGATTGGCCAAATCCTCTTCCTCACCATATCCTTACTAGTACTAGTGAAGTAAGCTATAGAATTCGCCGGACTAGCTAGCCACCACAGCGTCGTATAGAGACCGGCACTAAACGTCTTCCCCACCGCAGCACAACCGGTTAATACCACCACTCTAATCTTCACCCCGTGCCTAGTAACTAGATAGTCCTCGTTTGTAAAAGCCTTCAACGCCCTCTCTAGCCAAGGATTCCAATATTTCTCGCTCACCATCTCCGGCCACAGCAATCCTATCGCATTCTTCGCGTGCTGGAACTTGCTTAAACTCCCCTCATACGGAGCATGAAGAAAGGCGAACAACTCTATCTTCCACCTCGGCAGACCCACATAGCTCTTCACCCCATAGTCGTAAATATTGTAAGGCGTCTCCGAGTTTACGGTATACGTCTTCGCCTCCTCCACCTCTTCGCTCTCACTCATAGCTCCACTCTAATCCGACTCCTAGCATTTGACAAACCGCCAATCTGTGCGACATTGACAACACACGTTTATGAGATCAGAACCCGTCGTTTTCCTCCCCCTCTCTCAAGGCAAAGTTGCCGTCATCGACTTCTCCGACTTCGAACTCGTTAGAGGGTTCAAGTATTACGCCTATACACCTGGTCGAATTACCTATGCAGCCAGGAGTAAGGCGTCACCAGTAAAAGCAGTGCGACAGACCACAGTTAGTTTACACCGAGATATCCTAGGGTTGAAAACAGGTGACCCTAGACAGGTGGATCACAAAGACCACAACGGGTGTAATAACACAAGATCGAACCTACGCCTGTGCTCAAACAGAGAAAACTCGAGACACCGAAGGTCTCGTCTAGGTTCTACCTCTAAGTATCTCGGTGTGTACCTACCAACAAATAGATTTAAGTGGAGAGCCGTATCGCGATGGCCTGGGGACCCAGCCCTAGGTGATGGGAAGAAGGCTTACTTGGGCAATTTCGATTCCGAGGTCGATGCCGCTCTCGCTTACGACGTTTTCGCTCGCGAGCACTACGGAGAATTTGCTAATTGCAATTTCCCAGCACCTGCGCTACCTTGAACTATTGCAACTCATGCGAGTCTTGTTGTGTTGTATTGGCGGGAACGGGGGGTTGGCCCAATGTCACCCTCCCGTTCTTCGACACAGCCCTCCGCACACTCGCCAGAAACCTCTCCGTACTCCTGACCTTCTCAACGAGCTTCCTCCGCCTCTCCATAGCCTCTATCGCCAGTCGAACCGGTTCTGGTCTCGACTCTAGCATGGTGTTGCTCCAGCCTGTAGGCTTCGGCCCGAAGCAACGCCCTGAGTCGTTTTCTTCTTTCAGTTGGAATTCTCTCTCCTTCTTATACTCCGACCAGCTCTCTATTTTCCAAGCCGTCGCTTCTTCAACTATCGGTCTCTCCTCCTCCTCCCTAGTCCTAGCTACGGCCTTGCGCTCTTTCTCCACTAGCAGGTCTACCTCTAGTTCTAGTAGATCGTTTCTATGGAAGCAGTAGTATCCGTTACTTAGAAGCGAGCAATCTACACGCCCCTCTGACCTCAGCCTCAACAACCTAGTCGTCGTTATGCCTATTAGCTTCGCCGCATCTTTAGTTCTCACTCCTAGCCCTCCTCTAGCCGACGCACCAACTCCTCTAGCTTTGTGTTGAGCCGTCCTACCAGCGGCATCCTATAACCTAGCTCCTCGTGGAAGCTCACAATCTTGCTCATCTCGATGCTCACGCTGAGGAAGTCCAGCGGCAAGTTCTCTAAAAGAATTGTAGCCGAGATCTTGGATCTCCCGCTCCTTTTGTCGTGGATGAAGAGCACATGCTCTAGGTTGATCATTCCTCCTCAAGTCGCTCGTAGAGTTTGAACAAAGCCACGATAACCTGAGAGGGGACCGACACGTTGCTCTCTATCTCAATACGTAGTTCTTTCCCAGCGAGCCGGTTAACCCGAATCGACAATCGTTTCATGTCCATGCGCTACTCTAATACAGGTCGAGGAATTGCGCTAGGGTCTGAAGGAGTAACTCTTAGAAATATTTTGACAGTGCCTCGCGCCTACACGACTTTCGGGGGATGAGCTACCTAGAACCGACCACTCACGCGAGCCTTGTTGTGTTGGCGAGAGCGAGAACCGGCCCAGTGCTAGTTCTCGCTCTTTGCAACCAGGAAACCCCTCAGCCTCCTCTACCCTAGCCACAAATCATCTGCCCCACTCCCGCTCCCACTACAACTCCTGACCCTCCCCCCATTCCTTCCCCTACTCCAGCTCCGACTCCGGCTCAAGCTGCGGCTACCGCTCCCACTTCCGAGCCCGCTCAAGCTCCAATTCCCGCTTCGACTCCTACTCCAGCTCCAACCCCTGATCCGGCTTCCGCTTCTGCTTCTGCTCCCGCGACCACCCCAAGCTACGTTTGCAGCTAGGCTCGCAGCGTTCATTTTTGAGACGATGGAAGGCCGTTGATTTTCGTGGCATCGATGATGGCTCCACGCCCTATCACAACGTCGTTCCCTAACGGCCACGGCTCGACCTCGTTGAACATCTCGGCGGTGCTCTTGGAAAACTGGTCAGCGAATCGGCCAGTGTCCGCAATCCAACAAGCGTCGGTTAATACCAGCTCCTGCTTCCCAACGCTCTTCAGAACCCCGGTGCTGATGTGTGTCACTGTGCGAATCAGATACGGCTTCCCAATCTCAAATGGATGGCTCGCCGATGGTTGTTGGTTTCCGTTCGATAATACTGTGGCGATTTCCTTGATCTGTCCGTATGTCAGTTCGTCTATGTTCATAATTTTTCTTCCGCTTTCTGCTCTCCTTTTAGCTTTTCAATCTTCGCACCAATGGACGCCAGCTCGATCATCCTAATGCCTGACTCACTGTATTTGTGCTCCGCGCCCAGCATCTCGAGCACCTCCTCGAGCGCGTCAGATTTCCCTTGAGCGTAGCCGGTCCCGAAAACTGGTTTGTCACTCAGCCAGTAATCCGGGGTTTGGTCACGTGATATTTCTTGATCTGTTTTCACTCCTCCACGTCCTCCATCACGACTCTCACAGCTCGCCAACCCTCTCTATAAAGCATGGGCCAGCGACCGAACGTCAACCCCGCTTTCCTGATTGCCGAGTTTCTCTTATCCTTAAAAACCCACGTCAGCTTTCCTTCTGGCGTTATGATGCCCCATCCTTTGCGTTTCATTTCTGGCTATTCATCGGAGTCCTTTTTACTTTCCAGGTAGAGAGAGATAACGCAAATCACCAGTATGCAAGCGACCGGAACCGTGATTGCGAATGCTTCTGGCCAATTCATCGCGGTTGCTCCTCTATTTCACATTGTTTGCCCAGACTCTACGCTAGCACACGTTCTCGGCTCGCGCTAGGTTCTGAAGGAGGAACTTAGAAATACTTTGACAGGGGTCGGGGCCTAGACAACGCTCGAAGGACATGGAAAAGATTACTCACGCGAGCCTAGCCCTAGAGGACTCGATGCGTCACCAACCCGAGTTCAAGCCCACCACGATAAGAGTTGATATTCTGCTCCAGATCCTAGCCTCGGCTAGAGAAGCGAGGGTAATAGGGATGAAAGCAGCGACGTTGGGTGGAACTTTCTTCGACAACGAGAGCGATCTCGACTCTCTGAAATCAGACTTGGTTAGACTCGGCTATAGCGTGACGATTAAGTCGGGCTCTCGCTGTGGGGCTATAAGGATCGAGTGGGGGAACTAGATAGTTTCATACTTCTAAGGGTTTCTAGAAACTAGGTTTTATGTGAGAGGGGTATATATATAAACAGAAACGAAAAGGAAGTGCCGGGGTCGCTTCTCTCAGCTCAGCTCAATAAGCATGCTTTTTCTCGCCACCACAGCGCACTCGCTCGAGTCTCGCAAGTATGAGCACTGTTCGACGCTAGGAAGTAGGAATACTATCGCTCGTGTCTACGGTAGCAACGTCGATAGGTCTCGCTGTCGATCCCGCACCAATCGGAGATGATAGGCTAGCACCTGATAGAGAAATATTAACGAGAGTTCCTGGCGTCGAAGTCGATTGATTGTCCAAACCAAACGCTTGCCTAGTCATTGCCACCAGTTCGCGGTAAGCTTGAACTAGCGATTTAGTGTCAGCCACTGCAATCTCGTCGCCCCTATCCAACGGCGCA